CAGTCTCAAATTCTGCCTGCTCAATGTTAAAAATCACTTCTGCAGTTTCTCCGGCGCCGGTCTCCACAGATTGCATAGCGCAACCAAGAAAACCATCCAATAAATAAAATTTGCCGGCATTAATCTTGGTGTTTTCCGGCACCGTCACCTTTACACTTTTTCCATCGCTGATTTTACCGTACCCAATGTTATGAACGGTGCTAGGTACGGGTTGCCCAGTGTATGCCATTTATAACACCTCCGTTATATTGCCTGGCGCTTCACGCGCAAGGTAGTGATTCCTTTGTTACCGCCGTCACCGATAATCGGCGGCTTGTCGACGTAAAACTTACTGATTGCCATTTTAACTGTTTCGTCTGCTAACAGTTTGTCTATCTCTCCAGCGATCTGCTCTTTGTTGGCTACCTCCGGCACCTGCAGCATCTTCTTCACCAGCGCCTGGGCCATCTCGCCAACAACCTTTTCTTTGAGCACTTCGTCAATCAGCTTTTCACGTTCGGCAGCCGCTTTCTCATCCAAGGCTTTCCTCGCCTCGGTAGCCACCTGCAGCACGTCCATTTCCCCAGTAACTCCCAGGACCTCTTTCACCTTGCCCAAGGTCTCCACTGCATTGTTAACTTCTTGAAGCCATTTGGCGTCAATCTCTCCGGCCACATCCTGGGCTTTCCAGCCCATTTCTCCCACTACCTGGCCAACTGTAACTTCTTTACTGGCCAGCATCTGTTTTAATTGTGCAATTAATTCTTTCCAGCTCATTTGCTTTTGTCCACCTCCACTTAAAATTTCATCCATTTCTCCAATAGCAACAATTGATGTCGGCATACCAGCACGGCCTAACGGTGTCCAGTCAATGGATAAGGGCCTATAGTCCACCACGGGTGTTTCGCAGCCGGCCTGTTGCAGTTTAGGGATGCCAAAAGTACTCCCGGTACGGACCGTCTTGGCCTTGATCCACCTCTTTAGGTCCGCTGCCGCCTTGTCTATAACACCGCGGAAATAAGCCTTGCCGTCCTTCCACATCGCCCCTACCCAATGGGTGACAGGCATTGGGAACTGGTGGTCCACATCTTCCGGCTTTTGGTGCCCTAAGAAGCCCGGTAAACCCTGGCTCATTACTTCACCCACAATCTTTTGCAATGCTTCCGGCCTGTAATTCCAGCCCCGTTTTGNCTTGCCGGCAGGGATTTCTACCACNANCTCCATTGGTTCAGGGTCTCCCGCTTTCAATGTATTCAAGTCCGCCCAAGGAGCTAGTGGAACATCCTCGACACGCATTTCGCCGGAGATAACAGCCTGCACGGAAGAGATTTCCCCACAACTTCCATTAGGGATTCAGGCGGTTCAAGTTCAAGCTGCCGGTAATGCTTTAGTAAATGCCTTGCCGCCTGGCGTTTTTGTTGTGGGGTCAGGTTCGGTTCGCTCCTGGCACCNGCNAGNGCAGCNGCTGCGGCAATAAGACCNGCACGGTTAAGCACNATCCGGCCATCGTCTCGGATTTCGTGGTGAGGACCCCAGCAGTCGGCTTGGGTTAAATCTTTGTTGACTGCTGCCTTGACGACAGCATAAACCTCCCGGACCGCGGCTGCGATTCCTTCTACTTCTTCCTCAAGGCCAGCCTTTAACATCCGCCAGATACGTGATTTGTCCACGCTGCCCCAGTCTGCTGTGCTAACGGTATCGGTTATCGTGAACTTTTCTGGCACTCTTCTCACCCCCTTTCAAGGGCATAAGAAAAGCGCCTTGGCTTTCGCCTCAGCGCTTGTTAACGTATTGTCCAGTTTTAAGATCCCGCACCACCAGCTTTTGGTGTATCGAGTGTACCTCAATCCTTTTTGCCGGTGGATTTTGCCGTATCTGCATCTGTGGGCTTTGACTTTGTTTTTCCACCATTCACCACCCCAAACTTGTCGTAGGCCAAATCCCGTTTTATCTTTTTGAGGTCCTCTTTGCTCGGTTCTACTGGGAAACCTATGCCGATACCATAGGTCATAAAGACACCTCCTGGCGATAAATGTTTTTATACCAGTCTTCTAGCTTCGGCTCACTGGCAGGGTTTTCCTTCCACTTCTTCAACCTTTGTACAAAGTCTTCAGGTGCTTCGTGCACTGGAACCAGAGTGCAGATGCAGTTCGGGTGCGCCGGCAAAGGCGGCTCATTTCCCGGGGAATAAACTCCGCGGCCGAGGCCTTCGTCGTGTTCGGCCAGGGTGTCACAAATATCTATCACCGGGTGACTATGTGAGAGGACCCACTTCATTCCCTGATAACTGGGACTAACCCGGGCAGCTGAAACCGTCCCTTCCCCAAAGGCCGCCGTCATCTCTGTCCGGGCCAGGCGCAGGGCCTCGTAGCAAAGATCTCCCGGAACCCGTCCTGCCATCCGTTTCATCATATTAGGGTAATTTGCGGCCAGTGTGCTCTTCCCTTGTCTCACATACTGCTGTAACACCCTGGCAGTCTTTACGGCATCTAGACCGGTGGCCACGGCTTCCTGGATAATATCCCGCATGGTATTCCTGAAGTTTTCCCCTTGCTCCCAGATGCGGTCCGACAGGAACAGTCCCTTTTTCGTTCGTGCCCAGCAAGCCTCCACTGCCTGGCGGTTTACTCTGGCAAACATTATCCGTAGGCCTGTAGCACTTATCCCCACATCTGCCTTTTTTAACAGGTCTATTGCAATAGCCTGGCTGTAGCCAGTCCCGGCGCCAACTGCCTGCTCAATGTACTGTTCAAAAGCTTTGGTAAGGTTGCCAGTTAGCCGGTCTGCTTCGGTCCGTAGTACCGCTTCAAGNTCCTCTAATTGCCGCTTTCTGAGATANCTTGACGGNGTTTTNAGGGCTAGTTCTCGCAGCTCCTTTGCCACTCTATCTGCTGCCCTAATATAAAGACCCCGTATTTCTGGGTCTTGGCGCAGTCTTAACTCAATATATTTTTTTCTGGCTTCCAATGCCCATTTGCGGTAAGCACCGGCAGCGTCTTTGATTTCGTCTATTTCCCGGGACATTAGCTTTCAAGCTCCCTTTCAATCTCCTGCCGCTGCTCTTCCAACCCTTCCCCATCCTCCAAGCGCTGCCGCATAATCCAGGACTTTATAATGCGCTCCCTTTCCCCAGGCAGCTCCGGGTCATCGGTAGCATATTCCTGCATGGTGTCAATGTACTGGGCCAACAGGTCCACAGCGGCATCCAGGCTGATGAAACCACCAAGCAAGGCCGTATTAAGCGCATTCACCAAGGTGTTGATGGTGTCTGCGTATTCCTTTTCATCCCTTTCAATAACCGCATCCCAGGTGATTCCTACTTCGTAGCTCTCGTATTTTTTCCCGGTAATCTTACTTTTCATTACCAAAAGCATCCGGGCCAGGGTCTGCCAGTTCTCTGTCACCATTTCACGTTTTCTCGCTACCCGGCGAATGAGCAAAGGCATCTGTTCTTTTACACTGGCGTGGCTGGAAGGAGTATGGACCCCAAATGCAAATTCAGGTACTTCAGACACGTCTACAATGCAGTAGAACAATAATTTTAAAAGGGCCTCGGCATCACCGATTGCGGACCGGGCTTCTATGAAGCTGGCGTCCTCTTCATCTGTGAAGATAAGTAACTCATGGCCTTTTAAGTCAATATTCGCCTGTTCACCCCTCTGTACTGCCTTTAGCGCCTCGGGAAAATTATTCTGCAAAAAGGCCTGCACATCCCGCAATTTCAACTTTAACCTAGGTGTTGAATGCATCTTGCTACCCTGCATGGCATGAAGCATGACGTCATGGTACGCCTTTAAGTAAGGCTCCACTGCCTCCAGTTCACTTGTGCCATATAGCTCTGTTTCCTCCGGCTCGTTCTTAAAATGAATAATCGGGATAAACCCCCAAGGGTTAGGCCGTATTTCATTTGTCAGTCCTTCCGGCGCGTCGCCCTCCACTTTGACAGTAATTTCTTCGGCCGTAATCCTTTGCATAACAGCATATTCTCTTTGTCCAGCGTCCCATTTTGCTCTGGCCTCAATTGTGTATGCCTTTGGCCTCTTGGTAATCGGGTCAAGCTCAATATCCGCTACCTGCTCTGGCGGAATGATAATAAAGTCAATCTTGTTTTCTTCATCTGGATAAAGCGAGTCATCGTTCTCCAAGTTGGCCAGCAGCACAAAACAGTCACCATCCCGCAAGCAGAGCTGATGTACCCTCTGCATTCGGCTAACCCAGCGGCTNACATGTTCGTCTANGACNTCCTGGGCCTCTTCGTCCTGACAACGGAAACGGGGTACACCCATGAAGCCTGCCAGGGTGTTGATTATCGGTTTGGCAAAGCCAGCACCCAGTTTATAGTCATCATGAGTATTATGGTAAAGCTGCCGGGCCAGGGTATAGTCAACCCGGCTGCTTCCGAGAACATAAGGCACATTCCAGCGGCCCCAAATGACCTGGCCGAATAGACCAAGGGGTTGTCTTAGTTTCGAAATTTCGCCAATAGCTTTTTTAAGCCAATTAGCTTTAGCCATAGATTTTCGCTCCTCTCAACAAT